GCTTCGACGGCGGAACGCATCCCGCCGACGAAGTCCCCGAGGGGGCCCCGATAGACGTTAGTGGTTTTTTCCAGTTTATCAGCAATGTATCGGAGCTCACGCTCCTGGGTAGAAAGTAATTTTCTTTCATCCGCGACCTTTCCTGTCAGGGCGCGAAGATTAGCGGCAGAAGCCGCCGTTTGAAGCTGTTGTTCATTGATGAGATAGATTTCCGCATTTAGCTTTGAGATCTCTTTTCCAGTTTTTAGGAATTGCTGTTCCAGGTTGAACATTTGTTGGATGAGCACTTTTTCATTAGCCTGGGCTTCGCCCGTCCTGGCCCTGGTCAAATAGATCTCCTCGACGGATCTCCTAATGTCCTGGAAGTTTTTTTCCGTCTGAGAGAGCACCTGCTCAACTTCCGCATAAGTTTTAGAAGTCGAAGCGTGGGCCAGGTCAGTGCTTGCAACATCACGGGCAGACGCAGCCGAGCCGCCCATGTATTTTCCGGGCGCCATGAATGATTGAGGAGCAGACATCGAAGGTGCAGTGCCCACATTGAAGCCGCCAGTGGCGGCAAGTATGGGGTTGAGTCCGGCTGATCGCATGTCCTGGGCGGTATTTTGGTATCGCTGCTTGTAAGCCTGTTGTGAAAGGTTAAACGCATTTTCCGTTCCTTCCTTACTCTGGTTGTATGCCTCTTTTGCCGAGTACATGTCCAGGCCGCGGCCGGCCAGGGCCCCGGGAAGATCCGCAATGCTTCCCATTATTCCTTTACCGAGTGATCCGAGTCCGCCGGATAATAGATCTCCGACGGGCTCGACGAAGTCCATAATCGAGTCGGCGGCGCTCGATATGAATCCACCGATTGAGTCGAAAAAGCCCATAGAATCACCTTAGTCCGTTTGAGTTCGTCGATCCTAGTCGATCCTCGACGGTCGTTTTTTTTAGAAATGATCGATTAAGCCGGGAACCGAGTAAACCGGCATCGGCCGCACGCACGACATCCCGATGAACGAATCAAAGATGAAGTGCGGTTCGGTCGGCACGGCTATTACACGATCCAGCGGCGGGTTCTCCTGGATGAACACATCGACCAGGGCCGGCATATTGACAAAGACCTGGGAGAGATGCCAGGCGTCGAGAGTATTGGCATCGTTTGATCTCATCTTGCCGGTAATCTTGGAAGGCTTATATCGATATTCCGCGTAACGCTCCTGATAACCAAAGACATTGAGATATGAAGAATCATCGATGTTAGTATCCGACAGAAAGATCTCCTGATTGAGAACAGCCTGTTCACCCAGGTGAGCGAGTGTGGGCCAGTAAAAGTCGAACCTGGTTTGACGGCTCCACATTTTATCAAGACCCTGTTGGTAGGTAAGATCCGCTCGAACACAGACCAGGCCGATGATGATGCAATGCTCAGTGAACGATTTAGTGAATCCATGACCCGAGAATGCCGTCGTACCGAATGCACCGAGCTGACCGACGAAGTCCTCAGTACCTGCGGCCGTTTTAGCGACAGGAGAAATATTTACAGGCGAGGATCCACCACCGAGATATTCCGGACGCTGAAGCCTGGCGTCAGGTGAAATCACTCCGAAATGAGACTGAACGATTTCTGTATATCTAGTACCCGCACGGGCGTCGCGTTCCAGAATTCGCTGAACCTGTATTGCCTGGCGGAGCTCGTTGACCGTCGGCCCGACCGCCTGGGATAGATCCGCACGGAGCCAGTGGTAGTTTGTGTTGTCCGGATCCCGCTGCAGGAAGAACGAATCGGATACATTCGCAGGGTTGATTTCTGCCGCCGCGAGGTAGGTTGTAGTTCCCGTTTTATCGACAGGATCATAGACCGTCTGAGCTCCACCGAAGGTCGTATTTTCTTTTCCGAGGCCCATGACCGGAGCCTCCGTACCGAGCGAAAGCTGCACCGCATCACCCTTCTGAAGCCAGGGCAGACAGGACGTAAAGTAATCATGTCGCTTTCCTCTCTTGACGACCTGGTAATTAGCCATTGGATCTCCAGTGTCGTCTGTTTTTACAGTTTTAGGGTTCTGAAGGTTCTGATCACGGAACCATTCATTATAGATCAGATTGTAAGCACGAAACGGAAGTGCAGAGACTTCGTATGGCCTGGTCAGTTTTGTAGGAAGGCCAAAGTAATCATAAATCGTTTCGTTGTCCGCATTAGTGACAGTGACAGTCGGGATCAGGAAGTCGATAGAGTCGTTCGGAGATTTTCTTTCACCACAGAATTTCTGCCAGTTGTCCCAGACAAGACGATTGGGAACCGCGAAGAAGAAGGTTTCCATTCTCATATTGTCCATAATCGGGAACAGCGGCGTGGCCAGCCTGGCGAAGGCGTGAACATTGACAGAGTAGGTATCACCAGGGAGAGCTTCGTCGACGAGAATCGGAACGAGAAAGCCGGCATCGAAGGTTGTTTTATGGCCGTGTGATCTGTCGAAGCGAGATCGAGGAATTGCAATTTTCGGAACCTCCGAGAACATGTGTTTCATGATAGATCGCATTTATTTTACCTCCACGAGATTTAGCCCGTGAGCCACTTCCACGGGCATTGATAAGGATTCGATTTTACCCGTCTGCATGTCGAAGGATCCGACCTTGTACAGACGGTAATCCTCCGGATATTTTGAGACCATGCTTTCCTTGTCGTTGACCACCACCGAGAATTGACGAGTGGCGACCAGGTCGTTGATTAAGAAATAGGGTGTGTTGTAGATCTGCGCTTTTGTGTCCAGGATACAGTAGGCGTTTACTTTGTGCATTGCTCGAACCTGCGTCTTTCTATCTGTTTTTTCATAACAGATTTTGCGTCCGCGATGTCTGATCTGCGGACATAGGTTGTTGTGTCGAGTTTAGCCAGGGCGATCCGTTTCCGTTTTGTTCGCATGAATCGTTTTGGATTTTTTTTTTCCAGGCATTTGTCATAGTACCTGGGCGGTCTGTATTTCACCCCCTTTATTGTGAAGAAGTCTTTTGGATACACGTCCGACTCATATTTTTCAAGCCAGGCGCGACCAATTCCAGGGTTTCTAGACATTAAGGCGAATTCGGGTAATTTTCCCTTGTAGTGGGCTTCTGCGGCTGATCCGGTAATTTTTTTTGCAGTGTAGGCGGCAACGTATTTTGCCGAGGCCAAGTCGAAAAGTCCAATTGTTGAGAATCCACTGGGCCAGAGTTTTTCGAGGGTTGCTGATCGGTACAGATATTGACCGGATTTCTTATTACGAGTGTGCAGGAGCTTGTCAGGGAAGTCATGACCAAAGACAAGAAGATGATAGTGAGGACGAGATAATTTTTCTCCATATTCACCGCATCCAAAGAATCTAATTTGCTCAGGCCAGATCTCTGTTCTGAAACGCTTCATGAAGTTTTGAAGGTGCTCTTTTACCAGTGTCCCTCCAGGGGGCACATGCTCATCGTCATAGGTTAACGTGAGGAATGAATTTGCTTTATGCATTTTTGCTTCATGATAGCACCTGGCCGCCCATTCGTTTGTTCTTTCCGTTTTACATCCTATGCAGTGACCACAGGGGATCGTGACGGGCAGATCCTTGTAGGCATCGTGAGCAGAGAAGGTTATGATGCTTTTTCCGTTCTCATTCAGTTTTGCCGATCTATGGCCTTGTATTGGACGATAGCAGGGCATTACAAGCGGATTCCTCCTCTCTTGAGACCAGCTTTGATTCCACGGTTGAACATATGACCCGACCTGGCAGTACGAGAGAACAGCTTTTTACTTTTGAATTTTCCCATTTTTCCACGTTTCTGCATGATAGACCTCCTGTTTAAGTTTTGGAATTAATGAAGTAATTGACTGAATAAGGTATTTTTTATTGTTTTACAAGTATATTTTTTTAGTTTTAGTTAAGTATTTGTTATTATTTATATTTTAAGACATTCAATGAGTGAATGTCAGTTGGCGTATATATGATCAAGTAGAGATATACGCCACGCAGAGCTTAGCACGCAAAAAAGCGGTTCGAGTACGAACCGCTTTTCTGTCGTGCGCTTTCCAGGATCCATTCTAAGACGTTATTTTTCCGGAGTAGGATCCTTTACTGCCTTTTGCAGTTTTGAGGGCTCAGGATCGATTTTAGAGGGTTTGGTGATGTTTGACCTGAGACCCAGGGTAATAGACTCCTCGAGATTTTTCGGATCCTCGAGGAATTGCAGATAGAGAAGCGGCTGATTGTCGAACCGCTTCCTGATGTTTGAGGGAAGTTCGTTGAACTTGGCCCCGATCCGGATCTGAAGATCCAGGGAGTCCTTGAAGTCGATGCTAGAGACATCACCATAGGCAGCTTCGAACTGCGAGACATGGGTTATGAGTCCAGTCGCATCGTATTTTTTGATGATGTTATTCACATCACATTCTTCCTTGTGACCCTGTTCGGTCATCGTGATTGTTTTTCCGTTTTCATCGACCGGGCAGACCAGGCCGACGAAATTACGGATAGCGTCCCGCTTTTGCTTTTTATCGCCGAAGGCTTCACGATATGCATTAGACATTTTTCTTCTCCTATTTTTTTATGAACGGGGACAGGGCTTCGACGGCGGAACGCATCCCGCCGACGAAGTCCCCGAGGGGGCCCCGATAGACGTTAGTGGTTTTTTCCAGTTTATCAGCAATGTATCGGAGCTCACGCTCCTGGGTAGAAAGTAATT